CCCATCCCATACGCACAAATAGAACCATCTTCTAATAAAAATACGAAGGGATATTTTTTTACATCCCAGTCCTCTAGGAATGACCTATTTAATTTTTTATTGTATTCGTCTAAGCGACGAACTATATCAACCGTATGGGCTTCCACCAGTTCCATTTGTGACACCCCCGAATGTTCCTTGTCCCCACTTTCCACTTCCCCAGCTTGTGCTTGAGTCAGAAGATTGGGTTGCTGTCATTGCCACGTATTGTTGAACGATAACCGCTATCCAATAGTGGAAGGTAATTATATCATCAGTCTCAAACGTGAATAACATTTGGTTTTTACGTATCTGCGTTTTAAACTCTTGCCTTTGCTCATCTGCTGTCCAAGGCCAAGTCCAAGTCGTATCATTTACGGTTAAAGTAGCACTACCTGCTGAATCTGATGTAACCATTAAATGCGACCGATATAAGGTCATAATGTTTAAATCAGATAATATAGACGATACTATCTTTTGGTGTATTGGGGTTTCTTCTCCCCCGATAATATCAGAATTATTTTCAGCCGATAAATTGAACATTTCTTTACCAATGCCGACCAAAGTTTTGTCTATGGCAGGAGCTATCGTTATGACTGGCTGAGGAAATGTCCATTTTGTAAATGCCTTTAGTCTGTAATGATACACATAAACAGTACTTCCCCTATTTGGATTAATAAATAGCTGGTTAGTTCTTAGGTCTTTAACCATATATGATGAACTGTAGTCCTTTTTCATTTCGGGGTTCATCTTTTCTCCAACTTCCGCAGTCGTAAAATCTCCATACGTTTCTGTGGTCGCTAGAGAACGAAGTCCCTGCCGAGAAAAGAATACAACGTCTTCCTCGAAATTTGTCATAGAATCTCTCGATACAAAATCACTATCTGTGCCAACCAACGAGACATTCCAGTCCTCAGGTTCATTAGCAATCTTGTATATTCTTCCGTTTTCTTTAAACACTATAATAACGTCGGCTAACGGGTATATACCTACGACAGGAGACACGTCCCCGACATCTAAATCTTTCATGGCAGATGCGTCATTACTGTTTTCTGTCCAGTTAAACGGGTCTGCTACCCCAGAATATTTAATATTATTCGTGCTTGACTCATACACTAGCATTCTGGTAAATCGTTCCATTATACCATCTATTAGAGGATATGATGAGTCTGTGCTAATGCTCGTTCCACTATATTCGTAGTACTGTAGGGTGCCTCCGCTTGCTATAAGTAGGTATGTACCATTAGCATTCGTATACCTTGTTATTTGAGGGTTGTGGGTTAAGTCTCCGTTTATTACCCCTATAAGAGAAGGGGTTCCTCCATACTCATATTTATATACGTTTTTATTCTCTAGGAATATAAGATAGTCATTCATACCATAGTCATACCAAATATATCGTATATTAGAGTCGAAGGTTTGTATTGGTGAGCCAAGTCCCCTACGAGACATTAGCCTTTCTCCCTCGGAGTCAAACTCCATGTTCTCTATAAGCTGGGCGCATGTCGCGTCTTTATATAGGAAAAACGGGTCGGTAGCTATATCCATACCGCCCGTTAAATTCGCTATATCAAACTCTTTTACCCGCTTTGATTTTCCTACCTGTTTTGCCATTTATTCTCCTTAATATTTAATCTGAGCAATTAAGACAACAGCGGGGGTATACTATAAAAATTTATCCGTAAATGATGTTTCTTTTTAAAGTATAAAAGATGAGTTGACCCCTACCGTATCTATGTAATTTGCCACCTTTCTTTGGCGTATACCATCAAGTTGCGCTTGTAGTGTCTGCCACATAGGTTTCCCCTGTAATAGTCGCAAATTCATCCGCAGTAATCCAAGCCTTGACAACAGCAAGTTTAATTGCCGAAAGGGGCCATAAATTGTTGTCATAGTAAAATTTCACTTCTTCATAATGGCTACTCATTGCTATCCTCCGTTTCCGTTGTGCCTGGCAGTGTGATTCCTGCTGCCAACGAGAGATACGCTATGTTAGCATTTGCAGTGACTAGCTGTGCTTGCAAGGCTTCATTCTGCTTCTTCGCCTCTGCCAATGCGTCCTCAGTGCTTACTTTGTTATACATTATTACTCCTCCTTGTATCATTATAAAAATTAGTCATTTTAATAACTGCATAATGATTGTTCCCGTACATTGCATGAGCTTTCCATGATTCAAAACACGCTTGTAATTGATCTTTTGAAATAGTCCCGTTTTTGCATAGATAACAAAGCTTTTTTAATTTTCTCCTTTCGTGACGTATATTCTTCTTTGGGAGATTGATGATGATTTTCCCAGTTGAGGTCATATGGTAATAAAAGCCAAGCCACTTAAAACCTTTGGTAAGTGGTACCATGTGTGTCTTCTTTGTATTTAATTGAAACGAGTGAGATGCCATCCAATCGTTTATCTTTGCATAACAATATTTTAGATATGCTTTATCATTATGCATTATCACAAAGTCGTCCATATACCTTAAATAATGCTTTATGTGTAGGTCTTCTTTGATCATATGGTCTAAATCATCTAAAACGCAAAGTTCTACCAATTGAGATATTTCAGATCCCAATCCGATACCACAATCGCCATCAAACGAATCAATAATATCGTATACACACTTTGCGGCCCACGTGTCGGTTACATGCTTTTTAACGGCTTGTTTCGCTACAGTGTGAGACGTACCCCCAAAGAAATTATGAAGATCAAATACATATGCATAACCACCTAGGCCATATTCCCTATAGGATTTAATGAAATGTACTTTCATCCGCTCTCTCGCCATAGAGGTTCCTTTGTGTTTTTGGCAGGCTAAGTTGTCATAAATAAAATGTCTTGTTATTTCATGATATAAATAGTTACTACATAGACTGCGCTGAAAATTACGATCCTTTAGCCTAGCCGCGAGGACTTTCCGCTCTTTAGGCTCATGAATCATAATTTTCGTATAGCCGCCGATATGGTATGCCCCCGTGCTTAATTCATGTTCAAGCTTATACGTATTTAATAACCCATTATGCAGGTATTTAATGACCGAATTTTTCCATTTGATATTTTTAGAACACTGCCACATGGCTTTATATAGATTATTAAAGTTACATACTGTTTCTTGTATCGTCAATATAATCTCCTAATAAAATAGCATCGTTTACAGCAATAATGCCTAAAGAAAGCAATTGCATCAATGCGTTATGTTCGCCTATATATAGGACTGGCTAATAACTCCTTGCATACGAGTGCTCTGATTTCAGCCATTGGCTTACTTTATGCTGGCTTTGCTCGCAATCGGGAACCGCCCAATTGCCGTTGATCGCGTTGTTGTTGTTCACGTTCCCAGTCGAGTTGATGTTCCGCGCGTTGTTGGCGTTGGACGAGTTAGGATTTCAGCTATTAGCCATTGCTTTCTTGTATCTTTCTTTGTCTGACTTTTTCCACGAGAACAATAATGATCGTACCTTGTGAGCTTGAGCAGACCAATGGCTCATATTGATCTCTTGTGTATCAGATTGATTCCTTAAACTACTAAATGTTCTATATGATATATCCATCATTGTTAGCAGCCCATCTATTTCAGCAGTAGCATGTTGCTGATATGATTGGCGTAGCAAAAAACTATCTTCCGTATTTGCCACAATGGCGTTTGCCATGGACGTATATTTTGCAACGCTAACCGCCGCTGATACAATTTGCTGTGTGATGCACCACCGATATCTTTTGGGGAATTTCTTTTCATTAGTGCATAACTTAATGGTATATGTAGCTAAGGTATCAGCTTCTACTAAAACATCAAGTTCACTTTGCTTTCGTTTACTTTTCGGTACAGACATTATTGCTCTCCTTTCGCCGCTGTTTGCGGCGGATTATACGATTATGCGATTACGCAAGCGGGAACCGCCCAACTGCCGTAGAGCGCGTAGTAGCTGTTCACGTACCCAGTCGAGTAGATGCGCCGCGCGTAGCCGGCGCTGGACGAGGTAGGATCGCGAAGCCACCACCACTGAACGGCTCCTGATGCATTATATTTAATTCTGTTGCTATCTGCGTTGTCGTTGCGTCCTGTCCCTGTATCACCCCTGTTCTGCGTGAAATATTGATATGGGGTTCCTTCGTCGATACTGTTTTCATTGTTTCCATTGACTTCGCCTCGCGCCAATAAAAAGATTAGCTCTTTATTTGTCGCCGAGCCGCCACCATCTGTTAGAGTATTTAACGCAGTCACCTTATTGACCTGCGCTAGCACCGCTTGGAAATCACTATCAAGCCCATTAAGGAATCCTGCTTTACTTGATACCCACGACGGACACCGATCAAAATTATGTTGT